CGCTTGACGACCTCCTGGCGGACCGGCTCACCCGACCACTTGTCGTAGGTGACGTCCACGATCCGGAACCGTTCGTGGTCTGCGGCGATGTCGTCGTAGATCTGGTCGTAGTCGATCGTGTCGCCGTCGGTGGCCCGCACCCAGCCGTCCCGCACCCACTCGCCGAATTTGCCGCCGGTGGCGGCGGCCAGGACGGGGACGACGGACTCGGGGATCCAGAACCGCCACAGAACCTCCCCGCCGGGGAAGACGAGCGACCACGCGGTGAGGTCCAATTTGCTGGACAGGTCCAGGCCCGCCCAGCAGCGTTGCCGCTCGAGGCGCCCGTCGATCCAATCGGGGGAGGGGGCGATCTCCCCGGCGCACGAATCCCACAGGTCCATGGAGATCCAGCGGGTGGTCTGCGAGACGCGCTGGTTGAGGCGGAACTGGCGGAATCCGTTCTCCGCGGACAGGTCCGTGCGTGCCTCTTCGGCTTCCTCGCGCAGCGACTGGACGGACAGGAACGTGCCCAGCGCCGGGTTGGGCCAGGCCCAGTTCGCCTCGTCCCACGGGTCGAGTGAGACGGGCAGGCCTGCCCGGCCGGGGAAGAGCCGCGCCAGCCGCTCGAGCTCCTCGGGGGTACGGGGCATCTTGCGGACGTAGGCGAAGTGGTGCGGCGCCCTCGAGGGGTCCTCCATCACCCGGTCGGCCTCATCGATGAACTCAGCCCCGAACGACACCTGGTCGGACGTCTCGGTGGTGATGGCGAGCATCAAAGGCTGGGTGCGGGCGCCGGCCGCGGTCCTCATCGCCTTCCAGAGACTGTCGTCGGGCTGGCTCAGCACCTCGTCCAGAATGAAGGCGTGCGGGTTGTGGCCCAGCTCGGCGTCCGCGTCGGCCGGGATCACCTCGTAGTGGCTGCCGGTGCGCTCATCGATGAGGCGCCGCGCGTTCTTCACGTGCGTCAGCCGCTTGGCCAGGAACGGCGAGCGCGCCACCATCTTGGTCGCGGGCTCGAACACCTTCCCGGCCTGGCGGGTGTTGGCCGCCGCCCCGTACACCTCGGCGGACTGCTCGCCGTCCCCGCACAGCATGTACAGCGCGATACCGCTGAGCAGGGCGCTCTTGCCGTTCTTGCGGGCCATGACGATCGTGGCGCGGGTGTAGCGGCGCACGTAGCGGCCCCACTGCACCGACCAGACGACCTCGCCGAACATCGGCCGGATCACCTCGTGCTCCTGCCACGGCGCGAGCTCGAACCGGTGGTTCGCCATCGCGCCGGCGGGGTGGACCAGCAGCTCCCGGAAGAACGCCACCACCCGGTCGGCCCGCGGCTCGCAGTAGTGCGCGCCCCGCTTGGTGCAGGTCTTGCCGTCCAGGGTGTACCCGCACACCCCGCCCCGGCGCGACCGTGGCCGCCACCGCTTGTGGTGGTCGACCCGCACCGGCCGGGGCCGGGTGCGGGGCCTGCGGGAGGCGGGGGTGGCCCGCGCTCGCGTCGCGGCCATGACCACCTCCCCGCTTCATCAGGACAGCAGCCGCCCGGCTCCGGCCCCTGGGTCCTCCCCGCCGATCTTCAGCTGCGCCCGGTCCGTCGGACTGAGTCCGAACTTCGCGCCCCACCGCTGCACCTGGCCGTCGGAGTCGTTGAGCACGTACGTCCACGGCGACTTGACGGTGCGGTGGCCGGTGACATCGCCGTTCTTGTTGTAGACCGCGGCCTCGATGACCTCGCCGTCCTCGGCCAGGCGCTCAGCGGCGCGCTGGCGTCGGGCGGCGGCGTCGCACAGGCACGCGAACGCCTCGGTGTCCCAGGAGGTCAGCACGCCCTTGGCGATCAGGTCGTCGGCCAGGCTCTCCCACAGCAGGACGGCGTCCTCACCCAGCCAGGACGGCGGGACGATGTCGCCGGCGGACGGCACGGGCTCGTCCTTGTTGATGCGGTCCTTGCGGTCGCCGTGCAAGACGCGCAGCGCGGTCGGCTTGGGCGCCGGTCCCCGCTTCCCCATGATCACCTCCGGTCACTCATCGTCACGGCCGGGGCCCTGGTACGGCGGTCCCCGTAACCTGTCAGCGCGAGACTCCCC